CATTTCCGGATCGCCGATATAATTGTTATTGCCAAGCGCCAAGTTCCAATCGTTCAGAGTGTGGAACGTCTTCCCGCTATCTTCGACATAAATTGAGATTCCATACGTTAAAGCGTTCATCTTTTGCCGCCCCTTATCGCGATTGTTCCTAGTGCCGCGTTCATATCCGGCGCGATACTTCCGACAAGTGCGCCGCTATCCATAACGATCGTATTTCCCGCCGCCAGATACGGAAGATAGGTTTCCAACAAGCCGATAACGTTTGTATCGCCGCCCGCGCCTGTTAACGGTGTAACTGTTGCGGATCCGCCGCCGACCGTTAAGATTTCCGGCCCCGCTTCACCGACGATAGCCCAGCCATTCGAAATAGTTCCGCCTTCGGCATATCCGCCCTTGAATGAACCACCTTCGAAGCGAATAGACGGAATCTGAATGTCCAGATGCGTTAATTTGTTCATTGCGGCGAATATCGTATTGATTCCGCCGATCATAGCGTTTATTCCCGCCATAAACCACGCAACGATTTCGTCCCAGGCACCTTTTGCCGCTTGTTTCATGCCAGCCCACATACCTTCCCAATCGCCTTTTATCGCGGAAGCGGCGGCATTTACCAGCCCTTCCATCATGCGAAGAAAACCCGCGACAATATCGCGCGTACTTTCAACGAGTGCAAGAACGGGCCCAGAGAACCCCCCAAGTTTTTCTTTTATCCATGAGGCGGCATTGTCAAACAACGTGAAGACTTGCGCCCATGTTGTATTCCAAGCGCCGGAAAATTCTTGCGCCTTATTCACGGCAAGTCCTACTGCCGCAATGAATCCAGCGATAGCGGTGACGATAAGCGCGATAGTTCCGCCAGATAGACCAGCGGAAGCACCAATGCCACCCAACGACTTCGACAATGTACCAACTGCGGAAGCCGCGGTAGAAGATACGGAAGCGATCGGTGATATTGCCGCCACAATGCCCGCGCATTTCGCAACAAGTCCAAGTGTTTCGGGATCCATGTCGCGAAGCGCCTGTAATACGCTTTCAATAGCGTCTTTTATTTCCGGCAGATACGGAAGCAACATTTCCGCGATTTCAACGCCGATTTCTGCGAACGTCCCCGTCGCTTCGGCCTTAAACTGATCTATCGCGTCGTTTAATTCGTTCGCCTTCGCAATATCTTCTTCCGGAATGATTATTCCCAGATTTTCGGCTTCTTCGCCAAGTGCGCGAAGTGAAGCGCCGCCGTCGTCGATAATTCCCGCCAATTCGTCGGCAGACTTACCGAACAGTTCCATAGCAACAACGTCGCGTTCGGTTTCGTTCTGGATCTTGCCAAGTGCTTCTAATGAATCGAAGAAAATATCCGTTATGTCGCGGAATTCTCCGTTTGCGTTCTTTGTCGCGATTCCAAGTTGGTCGAACGGTGCCTTCGAAGACGTAAGCGCCTTCTTTAACTTCTTAAGCCCGCCCGCCATTGTGTCAACGCTAACGTCGACACGTTCGGAAGCATAGCGCCATTTTTGCAGATTATCGGTCGACACGCCTGTCTGTTGTGAAAGTTCCGCTAGTTCGTCCGCTTCCTGGGCGGTTTTTACCGCAAGCGCACCCATAGAAGACAAGAATCCAGCCGCCACTTTTGACAGATTCTTTGTTTTCTTTGCGACAGTTTCGAACTTGCTTCCGATCTTTTCAGCTGAAGCGGCGATCTTTTCCGCCGTAACGTTGAACCCCTTCGCGGCTTTTTCCGCTTCCTTCAGTTCCTTTTCGGTCGCGGCTATTTCGCGTGTTAAAGCGTCATACTGTTCTTTTCCTTCACCAGTCTTTTGCAGTTCTTCGCCGACCTGTTTTTGCGCTTCCTTCAGCGCTTCCAACTTCTTCGAAGTCTGTTGTACCTGGTCGCCCAGAAGTTTCTGTTTCTGTTCAAGAAGTTCTGTATTTTTCGGATCCAACTTCAAAAGGCGTTCAACGTCTTTAAGTTGTTTCTGCGTTGACTTTATTTCGGTGTTAACTTCTTTAAGCGCCTTCGATAGTCCGGAAGTGTCCGCCCCTAATTCGATTGTGATTCCGCGAATTTTCGTTCCAGCCATTTATTGAACCTTCATTTCGCCGCGGAAGAACGAAGCCAGACTTCCCGCGGGTGCTTTCTTGTCGTACTTTTCGTGATCGTTTGTACGTTCTGTAATCATGTCGTAGATCATGCCGACGGTGAATTCGTCCAATTCTGCGCCGTTTAAGTTCAATTCAGCGCAACGAAGCATAAAGATCGCGCCATTCGGTTCACGATCTATCGGCATTATTTTTTTTTAGGCGTTGACGTTTGCTTCGTATTGAGCGCCCATAATTGAAGGATCTCCGGCAGAACTTCATAGATCGAAAACATGTCGAACGTATCAAGCCATTCGTCCGCCGTTTTCTGTTCAATGTCCGGATCCGCGTGTCGCGCCATGATGTAAGCCGTGTCTTCGAATATCTGAAGATCGACCAGATCGAAGCCCCGTTCTTCGCCTTTTTCTATGTTCTTGAATGATTTTTCAAGTTTTGCCATGTCCGCGATCATGTCGCGTCCAATAATCGCACGATAAAGCCTCGGCGTGCGCGCCGTTGCGCGGAACTTGACTTCTTTTCCGCTTATAGAAATAGTTTTATCCATTTCATTGAATCCTTTTCTTGATATTTTCCAACAGTTCCTTTTCCGCTTTTTCTGCGACGGGTGCTATATGCGGGAAAGCCCGCGTTTCGCCGACCTTCCTCCCGCCATGCTTCAAAGCGTGTCCCTTTTCCAACAAATGCGCCAGCCGATATTCTGTTTTGTTGTGAACTATCGACATAACCGACGACTTTTTCTTCTTTAAGTCCATTCCCCAACCCCTGTTATACTTCGACCAGGATTGGAAAACAGGCGTTCCGGCAGGGTGCGCCAAGTGAAGTTCTTTTACGGCTTCTTGTGCCGTGTCAAGAACCCCGTCGACGCACGCTTGATCCGTCACGCCTTGAAAATCCTTCAAGGATTGTTCTATTGCCTTCGCCAGGTCGTCGACCTTGACTTTTTTGTTCATAAATACTCCTACGGTGTAGACGGTGAGAAGTAAACGTTGCTATGCCAGCCGTTCAAAACGCCGGATCCCGTGTTCGGGCCTGTCATAGCCATAACCTTTCCGTTCTTCAGCGGTGCCGCCGAAACGGTTAAAGTCTGCGTCGTCGGTGTCTTTGTGTCTTCGATCGTGTTCAGATCGCGACTAGGACGTGTTGCGGTGCAGTTGTAGAAAACATATTTCGTTCCGGTCTGGTCGCCTTCTTCTTCGAATGTCATAGCGAAAGCCTTCGAAGTTGCGGAAGCGTCTTCCGTGATAACGTCGTTAGTGTCTTTGGAATAGCCGAAAATATCTTCGTAAACGTCGTCCGGAATAAGTGCAACGTTCAGATCGCCTTCGTAGCCATTGTTCGCGCTTGTCTGATAATAGACAATGTTATCAGCGTAAAACTTGTTGATGTCGCCCTGTGCCGCCAGCGAAAGGCTAACTGCGCCAGGTACGTCGATAACCGTTCCGTATGTCGGAACCGCGCTGATATACGAACTCATAGGGAAGAAGTGAACGTTTTTGATACCGAATTTCACCTTATCCATGATTAGTTCCCCTTTCAAATTGAGATTTCATACAGTATTTCGTAGCATTGTTCGTCTTCAAGCCAAGTTTCGGTCTTGTCCCACGGAATGAAGTTCGCGTCAAATGCCGATTCAAGTTTCTGTTCCACGGAAGGACTTTTCTTTTCCGTATAAAGTTCAACGTCTACGTTCTGGATCACTTTCCATACGTGATTATCTGCGTCGAAGTTGTCCGTGTCCGTTGCCAGGTAACACACAAAAGGCAGTTTTGGCGCTTTTCCAACAGGCCACGCGCGATACGTGACTTTGTTCTGGAAGGTCGAAATTTCGCTTATGATCGTTCGGATCCCCGATAACGTCATTGTTCTTCCCCCTTCCGTTTTGTGACGTACAGTTCAACGCGCCCGTCGTCCCGTAAAAATGTCCGGTAAACCGAATAGACTACGTCGTTATACGTCAGCAGTTCTTCGCCTTCATATTCCGTCGTCCAGATTAAGAAACGGTATTCGGGCTTCATGCCCTGTAATCCCGCCTGGTAGAACTCATTCATACCAACGGACGAAACGTAAGCGAAGACATTTCGCGGCGTGGTCGTTTCGACCCATTCGCCAAGCCCGTCTTGCGAATATTCTGTTGTTAACAAATCGATTTTCGCGGCTTGATTCATAGAAGTTCCTACGTTGTAAACGTGGTATATGTTGCGTTCATGCCAAGTTGCGCCTTTTGTTCGTCGTACGACCGCTTAAAAGCGTCGGCTCTGTTCAAAGCGCCGTGTTCAAGTTCGAAATGATACCCACAATATGAGCATATCGCCCTTATAACAAGTGAATCCGTCGGGCTGGTAGTTACGACCGTCGTATTATCTACGCCAGCGATTCCCAGATCCATAACGGCCCCGTCGATAAGGTCGTTCAGTTCGTCGTCGAAGTCGTCCGTCGATATAAGAAGCGCGTTCTTCACTTTTTCAAGCATTGTTACTACGTCCGGCATGATTATTTACCCCGTTTTGTTGTTGCCTTCTTTACAGGTGCCTTCTTCGCCGTTGTCGTGGCTTTTGGTGCTTTCACGGCTTTTTCCGCCACTTCAACGTCCGGCACGATTGCTTTTTCTGCGACCTTTTCTTCCTTCAGTTCTTCAGCTGAACCGACGGAAACAAGGAAAAAGCACTCGGCGGGTGTTACGTCTACAACGTCCCCCGCCTTGTGCATAATCCTAGCGTCGCGTAAAAGTTTAACCTTCAAACGATCAAGAACCCTTCTTGATGTTGCAGAAGCGACCGCAAGCCGTGACTGCGTGTGCCGCATACTGTCTGCCGACGATCTTAACAAGATCTGCTTCGGCTTCGGACAGGTCGTCGTACTTAATAGCAATGCCGTCGCCTTCCGGATAGTTCACGGATTCACCGTTCAGATCGCCAACGATAGCGTAAATTTCGTTAGCGGATGCAGAATTGTAAGCCTTAAGGCTGTTGTTGAACAGAACAGGCAGACCCTCGAACGGATCCATAGCGAAACCAGCGGCAGCGGCAGCGGCCTTAAAGTTTGCGTATGTCAGTTTGTTCATAATAACAACCGGATCAGTTGCTTCGTCGGACAGATTAGCGAAAGCCGTAGCGATAGCCGTTACGGTCGGTGCGCTGGTAATCTGTGCAACACAAGCGGCAACAGAAGTTGCGCTGGTCGGTGCGGTTATAATGTCGTTAACAACCAGGTCTGCTAACTTCTTGACAATCTGATATGTAACTTCCTCGTAGACGTAGCGAACAAGTGCTTCGCCGCCCATAGCGACCGCTTCGTCAGAAATGCGGATCCATTTCTTGATAGAAGCCGGAACCATTGTTACGATACCAAGTTTCAGCGTTTCTTCAGCGGGTGCGTCTGCGCCTTCGGTGTGAACGCCAGCCGCCGTTGCAACTCTCTCAAATGCGACTTTAAGATTGCCGCGAATCTCTGTTCTGCGTACACGTGCCAGAATGTCGTTGTTCTCCCATGCGGTGCGAACGATCTCGTCAACAAGTGCGGGAACCGGAACGGAACCGCCCGTTGCGTTTTCAGATAACAGGCTTCTAACTTCTGTTGCGT